TTAAAGCATCTTTTTCAGTTGTCTCTCTCCATATATCTCTAAGATAATGAAAGCTCGTGTATGATGCTTGTATTGTGCCTATAAGAGCTGCATTGGTTACACGTCTGTCAAACTCTTCTTGTGATTTTAAATCTGATCCATTAACTTCACATAAGTTACAGAATTGATATGGTCTAAGTGCAATCTCGCAACACGGATTAGTACCCCAATCTTTATCATTGCTTAAGTAAAATCCGGGTTCACCAGACCCAGATAACTCAATACGTTTCCATAGATCCATAAAGTAACCTTTGGTTAGCTTATCTCTCATTAGTACAGCTGAATTGTTAGCCCTGCCACGTTGCGGATTTTGTTCCCACCAATCACCAGACTTACACGCGATCATTGCAATATCATCTGACGAAAATAAAGATATTAAAGCCGCTCTTCTAATACCTCCTGCTAAAACTGAATCAGCAATGTGGCATATAACATCGTGAGCTTGCACTGTACTTAAGTAATCACCATCTTTTAAAGAATCCATAATACCTGTTATTTTCACTATAGCTTCTTTAAGCGGCTGAGGTCCGGGCGCTTTACCGCCTGATGTTATTAACCTGGCTCCTTTAGGTCGTATGTCAGAATAATCAAACTCAATTTTTGAGCTACGTTTGTTGCCTAGATATGATTTCATTAATATTTTAATTGCATCTGCCCAGCCTTCAATTGAATCCATAACTAAAAATCTTCTTGTGCGTTTTTCAAATGGCACAGTTACAGACGGCAGCTTAGCTACATGGTGCTGTTGTACTGAATAACCTACGCCTGTTCCTCCTAGTAATAGAAACATCGTCTCACTAAATGCAGCTACAGATTCTATCGGTAAGTAAGCGCAATTGTATACCCTGTTAGGAGATATCTCGATAGGCTTACCGCCAAATTGTAGGCTACGCATAGATGGTAATATATTTTTACTATAAACGTCTTCATAGGCTGATCTTATTTCTTTCTCTAATTTTGGAAACTTTTTTATATGCATTGATTCATTTCTAAACACAAGTTGATCCCATGTTTCTCGACGCTTTGTCTCTGGTATATATTTAGCATATTTCATAAATACCGTTATGTCACTTAATATTCTGTTTGATTTGTTCATTTATAATACTCTAATTTTAAATTCATCTTGTTTTCTTACTAATTCTTTCCATGATATCCTGCCGCGATTGTTCCAGGACCATTTAACCCACTTAGCTATTTGACGTTCGCCATAAGCTTTGCGCGCTAGTCGTTTATTATTTCCTACCATTTAATATAAGTTTAATCATTAATGCTACATCTTTTTGGTTTTGAGGTTTATATAAAGTTCTTGTCTCACCGTTGTTTACACACCAGCGTTTGAACAACTTCCATCTAAGCGGAAACTGTTCGTTAGCTCTTCCTTTGCATTCTATTATATAATCCTTACCTGTAAAGTCAGGAGTATATTTAATACCTAGTATTTTCTTCTGTCCTCTATCTTTCATTTCACCCTTGCCATTTGATTGTTTCTCAAATGATATGTTGGGGAATTTAAAACCTTCTAAGGTTTGAAAGACTTCTTCTTCATACTTATCAAATAATCCAGCTTCTTTAAGAGCTAGATACGTATGCTTCTCAAGGCCAGATCGAAAATCGATCCCATCAGCGCTAGCCTTCTTAGCGCGAACGGGACCTTTCTTTTTGCTTCCACGTTTAAAGCGTTTCATTCTTTACAAATGATCCGTTAATCATAGAGCCTTTACGTTTGCTTATAACATTATAAGCACTTTGTATGCAGTCTTCTATGTCGTGTCCTGCTAAATAAGCTAGGTTTGTTAGTACAACAACCATATCACCTATTGCATCGACAATCTCAGGTTCATCTGCTTTAATGATTGCTCTTGCGAGCTCACCAGCTTCTTCTTGTAACTTTATAAATTGTGTCTTGATATCTCCTTCTTCATACAAACCGCGCTCTGAAGCCCATTCGCGTATTGCAGGAAATATACATTTGCCACAACTAGTAGAAACATATTCATAATTAACTTCCATTTCCATAGCTTCTGCTATAGTTGGCGGCATGTCTGATTTAATAGCTTTTGTCAGTGCTTTATTGTACACATAACATCTATCGTTATTATACATTGACGTCCTAGCGTTTTTCTTGCACCAACCAATTAAATTATCGTTTACAACAAACTTTTGACCATCTTTTAATTCAATAGCTCTTCCTCTATTGTCTATAAGATATGCTTCTAACTCTCTTGCATAACAAGGAAATGTTGTTGTCATGTCAGTAACATTAATTTTAAATTCACTCATAATTTTTGGTTTTTGTTTTTTCATTAAGTCTTTGTAGCTTTGTCTATCTACTGGATATTGAAATGCTTTTTGATATTGTAATTCTTTTTCAGAAGCTGACTCCATGTCGCGAGACACGTATAGCAACTCGATTTCGTGAGGATCATATCCTTGTTGTTCAAAGACTCTATCTCCTAAATCTTTTGTCATGCCTACTTTAACTCCAGGCACATGATAAACGTAATACATTGGTTTTGTTTTACTCATAAGGTTATTGTTTATTTGCCTACACTCAATGGTGCTTTTATACTAGGCAAAGGGTTATAATTATTTAATTTTATTTCATTTAGTTCAGGTAGATGTAATATATTTTTTGAATCTATAAATATACCATAGTCTAGTTCTAATTCAGCACACTTAGGATTGTGATATCTTGTTACAAACTCATTAGCTTGATCAATGTGATTATTATATAAGTGACAATCTCCTAAGCTACCAATTAATTTACCTGGTTTTAATCCTACTCCTTTAGCTAATAGCTCTAGTAATAATCCATACATTGCAATGTCGTAAGGTAATCCTAAGAACACGTCAGCAGATCTTTGTGACCACATTAAATCTAGCTTGCCTTCATTAACATTTAACTGAAAGCCGTAATGACATGGAGGTAATGCCATATCAGGTATATCAGCTGGATTCCACGCGTTAACCATTAATCGTCTTGAGTAAGGTGTATAATACAATTCATGCACTAATTGATATAGCTGATCTACTCCATTGAAATCACGCCATTGCTTGCCATATACAGGGCCTAACGTTTCATCTGTTCTACTTGATCTCTCATAGTCTGGCCTCCAGTACTTTACACCATTGTCTTCAAGATACTTTAAGTCTGTCCTACCGTTAAGAATCCATAATAACTCAGTTTTTGCTGCGTTAAAGCTAATACGCTTTCCATTAAGTATTGGGAATCCAAGAGACATGTCGTGTTCAATAATCCTTCCGAAGACTGATCTAGTTCCAGTTCCTGTACGATCTTTCTTAGCCCTTCCTCCATGAAGTATAGCTGAAACAATTCCTCTGTATTCATCTTGTATATTAGTCATTTGTCAATACTGATTTAATTTTTTCAACGTAATTAGCCGCGTCTAATAGCTCCTCTTGCAAATGTTGTAACCAAGTTAATAAACTTGAATTGTCGCCATCTAAAGTAACGTTATACTTCTTAAAGCCAACATCTGATCTACTAACTAATTGGTCAACGACCTTCTCAATTATTGGATCTCTAAACTCTATTTCTTTTTTTGTCATTTGTTATATTTTTTAAAATAATAGTTATAAAATTCATACATCTTTTGCCATACCTTATTTCTAGGGTATTCTTCAGGCGATTGGTTTATGTTCTTATTAATTTCGATTATTAACCACCACTTTGTAGGCGCTCCTCTAATAGTAGGCTTAGGGTAAATCCTAATGCCATTCTTATTACACCACATACGTGCTGATTCATCGTGCTCGTCTGAGTTATAATAACCCATCATTGATGCTTTTTTTCTAGGCATCTATTCCCAAGGCATATTCTGATCTTCAGCTGGTGTGTGAGGAATATAACACCCACTGTTTTTATCCCAAGTGAAATGACATTCAGCACCATTGGTTCCTAAGTTTTGAAACTTACATTTAAGTATCTTAACCTTAACAGTATTAAGATCATAGTTTCTGTGTACTAATAATCCATGATAACTTGCATCATACCATTCACCGCCACCTTTAATAGAATACATTGTTGGCTCATCAATCTCGCCGGTCTTTTGATTCTTATACATTTTAGTTGGGTGGGCAACAACAAATACTAGCACATCGTACTTCTTAGCAAAGACTTCTATCTTAGTTAAGTAATCCATAGTATATCTATTAACATCGTCAGATTCAGCGTTAATATCTCTTACCTTGTTAAACGGATCAATAACCAGGCATTTAATACCTTTTCTTTTCACTAGCTCGGCTCCTTTCTTCAAGACAGCTTCAAGTGAATAGCGCTCCATATCGATGTGATAGTAGTTGTCATTACAGTGATCTGCAATTTGATTCCATTTGTCTCCTCCGATATCTTCTTTACTTGGCATGCCTTGCCAGTGTTTTCTCATTAGCTTGTGAGCGTGGAGAAACGTTGGTACATTTTCAGGCGAAGCGTAAGCCGTTTTCCAACCATACTTTTGGTTATAGCCGACAACCATTTGATCGACAAAATCAGATTTACCGGAAGAAGGTATACCAGTGACAGTAATGAACTGACCAGTATAAGTCGAAAAAATA